GCTTATTTAGTTCACCGCGGCGTTTAACCGCTTTTGTAGCTTCGTACATTATTCTAGCCTTGATATGTTATTTTCTTTTACTACAGTTATTTTCTCTAGTAAAGGATGTGTGAAACCGTGAGATACCAAGAAAGTATTAAGGTGTTCTTCTTTTAATAATACCTCAATTAACTTTTCTTTTCCGTCTACATCTAAAGCATCCACGGTCTCATCTAATATTAGAAGATTAATTCTAGCATTAGATAACGATTGCATTAACCTACGGATTGCCAGTAGTGTAGCTGTATTAACTCTAGCACGCTCTCCTCCAGATAATGCCAGTATGTCGATATCGCGCCCATTATCAGTAATGATAACATTTAATTTATCTCCTGAACTAACTTTAAAAGTTAATTGGAATCTACCGCCACTAAGTTCAGCTAAGTACTCGTTAGCCAAAGTCTCTAAGTCTTTTACTAGGCACTCAATCTTATAGGCTATCAAACCATTAGTACTAAATGTTTTTTGTAGCACTTGTACTATACTTAACTTATCGTTCAATTTTAAAAGTTCTTGGCTATACTGGCCTATTGAACTTTTCATTTCATCCATTTGCGACGTTATTAATTGAACGCGGGCGTTGTTGGCGGAAGCCTTCTGATTGTATTTTTCCAGTTCCGCTAATTCCTGATTTCTTCTTGAGATTTCATTTTCCAAAGTTTTTAACTTTTTGGAAATATCATCCGGATTAAGAGGCTCCGACTGTAGGCTAGTATCTATCTGACTATGCAGACTTTCCCACTCTTGTTTTAATCTAGTTAACTTTCTAGCTTCTTCCGCACTTCTATTCTTTACTAGAATTACATCATCTAATAATTTTATAGCTCTGCGCGCGTCTGTTCTAATAGTATCTTGTTCAGCTATTAGTTCTTTGACTTTATCCTCGTCAATAGGCTGCATACAGGCGTGACATACACCATTAAGCTTTGACATCTTATTAATAAGATCTGTGGCAGCCTTAATGGTTTGTTCGTGCGCACCTTTTTCTTTAACTTCTGGAGAAGAATCAACAACACTAGGTAGAGGTTTAGTTATTTCCTCAATAGGTATGGCTTCTAGCTGCTTCTTTGCTAGTTCATTCTTCGCTATTTTCTTATTAGTGTTATCTATGGTAGATAGTTGCACTTTGAGGCTGGAAGCCTCCGTACTAGGGTCATCTTCATATACTGGAAGTCCCTTAATCTCCATTTCTTCTAGAGATTCTTTAAGATGCTTGTCTAGCCAGGTTTGAGTAGTTTTTACTTTACCTTCTAGTACTGCTACTTCTGTTTCTACCTCTTTACCCAGCTTCTTGAATACTTCAAAAGCCTCCACGTATTTACTAAGATTAAGAAGGTCTATTAGAAACTTCTTTCTATTAGTATCTGTGGCAGTCAGAAACTCTAAACTAGACCCACTACTTTGGTATACTAATTGGCTAAAAGCCTTATGGTCGAATCCTAGGGTTTCTTCAATGAGTTTAAACGTCGCAGTAGCAGTGTGCGCAGATATATTTTCAGTCTCCTTGATAAAGGTAACCGTCTGAGAACTTCCTCGAGTCGTTTGTATGACATAATTCTCCCCATCTTTCTCGAATTCTAACTCGATAGTATAGGACTTATCCTTAACGTGTCTATTAAGGATATCTGCTTTCTTAATGCCTTTGGAGTTCTTATTAAAAAGAGCTTCACATAGTACATCAGCAATGCTACTTTTACCATGACCATTTTTTCCTATTAATTGTACTATAGGATACCTACTAAAGTCTATTTCGTTGTTGATCCCATAAGAGAAACAGTTTGAAAACTTAAGAGTCTTAATAGTTATCATGCTAATTTCCATCCTATATACGATCCTAAATTACCTTTTAATACTCGGCAGATAGCACCACTATGTAGTTTATGCTCTTTGCAAAAGTTGCTTAAATGCTCTATATAAAATATTTGCCCATTAGGATTAATTAGTGGGGGGTATTCTTTAGTAGAACTTCTCGCTTGGTAACTTCCTCGCAAGTTTTTATTATGTATATTCATAAGTAGGGTGTATTTTTCTGGGAACAGATCTTTTAACCAAGTATGCTGTCTTCCATTACTAATGTGTGATACTGAGGATTCCGACATATGTAATATATTGGCAATATTTTTTGGAGAATTTTTATAATCCAGAAGATAGTGAAAACACTCAATTATTATATCTTTTGAGTATTTCGAATTACTATTACTAGTACCTCTTCCACCCGAAGGGCCCCCAGAATTAATATTTAAACCAGAGTCTATAGAATTAAACTCTGATATCCACTGAATTTCTAATGAATCTAATTCTTCTATGCTACATATACTTAAAACAGTATACTCTATACTCTTATGTATATTATAGTGTTCCTGAAGTTTAAAATTATAATGTGTATTTTTACTTAACATATACCTATGTGCATTAACTCTACTCTCTATATCAATAGACTGCCCTATATATACTTTGGACATATCATTTGTACAGTACAGCAAGTATATTCCGCAAGTCATAGGTTACCCCATTTTAATGTCTTTAATATTATCATGGTAAACTTTTAGAGCCTTTTCAATTGTTTCTTCTGGCAACTCTAATACGAATGCCAGATATTCTGTTATTTCCTGTTCTATACTCATATCCGGTGATAGTATTAGAGCAGTATCTGTAGTACGCTTAGTTACTTTCTTATCTATTAGCTCATGATCCTCAACTGTAGCAAGCTCAGTCATGTCGCCTTCTATCTCATATATCGTATGATCTGGACTGGTCGGGAGCATTGGCTCCCCAGCCTGGATGGTTTTACGAAGTAGCTGCGGAAGATCTAATTTGACGAACTCATGAGAAAGCGTATCAGTATCCAGTATGATAACACCTGTATCAACCATACTGCGATGGAATGAAGTAGTGACAGGGGATCCTGGGTATAATATATTACGCTGGCAATTATCATAAGAATGAAGATCACCAGCGAGCACTACTTTCCATCTATCAAATATTTCCAAATCGACTTCAGGCTTAACATGGGGTGGAATCTCTCCGCGAACGTGAGTTACTAGAATAGGTGAGGTCCATACTGCTGTCTTGTGATGTTTTTCAAAGTCTTTTAATTTATTATAGGGAATAAAATCAATCGTATTCCCAGCAGGACTCATAACAGTAAGGTAGTCATCCACTATTTCTACATTATCATTAATGCGTTTAGTGATGTTTTTAAGGTAAGTAAAGAATGTAGTATCTTTCTTTAGTGCCTCATGATTTCCAGGTATAATATAAGTAGGTATACCACATCCACTAACAAAATCGTAGTATAATTCGAGTTCTTCTAGGCTAGGTACTTTATCAAAAAAGTCACCACCTAGAATATGTATATTTACTTCTTTTTCTAATTCGTGCAGTTTAGCAAATAATGCTTTGAAACGATTCTTAGCCCAATCATCTGGGATATTTTTAGTTTTTAGCTTTATATGATGATCTGCTGAAAACAGTATTTTCATTGGTATCTCCGAAGGACAAAAAAGCCCCCAAGTAGGATAAACCTAAGGGGGCTTTTTCTTAATGCTTAACCAAGGTCGCTAATAGCTTCTTTCTCGGAGTCGCTAGGTTCTTCTTCAGTTGCACCTGAGGCGATCTTTTCAAGAGTCTTTTTAACTTCTTCAGCGGTAGGACGCGGATACTTGGTATCAATATCTTCAGCAGCATCAGCAGCAGCCTTTTCTTCAGCACCTAGAGCACGCTTCTTGCAACGAAGCACAGAAAGAGTATACTCTACGTTAAAGGGAAGAGGGCCAGTCTTAGCACGCTTGAAAACTACATCCCAACCAGTGTCGTAGTCGGTGGGGTCACCAAGATCCTCAGCAGCATTAAGAATCTGTTCGAATAGCTTCTTCTTAAGGTTAAGAACCTTAACTTTGCCATCGCTAGGATCAATACAGTTAATACTGTAAGCCCATGAACACTTCTTATCAGGGAAGAACTCGGGAACGTGATCTGTCTCTAGGTTATTAAATTTTTCAGCCTGACGATCAAAAGCTAGACATTCAACAGGAATATCCTTACCATTAGTGCCTTTTAGCCAGTAAACGTAGCGGGGAAGAACTCCACCGATCAAACGAACAGTATTCTCACCGTCCTTGTACTCAAACGCGTCGATAGACTTCTTTTGTGCCTTGCCTTTAGTGTCGCCGAATTTTAGTGCCATTTGTTAATTCCTCGTATTTAAAAATTATGTCTGTTTTAGTTACATTAAGTAACGGATTAGTCTTTATGCTGTCTAGTCTTATATCTGGATAGTATGAAAGCGGTAATGACTTAATTCCGTATAGATGATAAAGGGAGTAATCTCTCTGAGATGCCAGCGACAGATATTGGTAGACGTATAATATATCTACATTCTTTTCGGAGAGTATGTTTATAGGATTCAATAAGAAACTACTACCCTTTAACTTTCTAAGTAGACCATACTTTAGAATTCTACCATTGTAGAGTTGTAAAAGTAAATCTACAGCTTTGAATGGGTTTGATTTAGCTTCTGTTACCACAGATTGCCAATTAAAAAATAAAGTTGTCATTTCCCACTCACAAATAATATTATAGCATAGCCGAATAGATAAATCAAGTCAATTTTTAGATTTGCTCCATTTTCCAGCCTTTTTCTAGGTATAACCCAATTCTAGAACTATTCTGCTTCTTCTCCGAAGACCCAGCAAACTGCAAATCTATAACTACTGGATCTAGTTTTCCTGGGCTAAGACGCATAACTCTTCCAATAATTTGTTCAAGAGTAGCGGGGTTAGAGATTGGAATGGCCAGAATAACACAAGAAAGAGAATTAAGAGATATACCTTCGCTAAAGATTTGACGCGAGCCGCAGATGATATCACATTGCCCATTTTCTACTTTCTCCAATTCAGCTTTACGATCTACTGTCTCACCAATTACTAAAGCAGCCCTACCTTCTAGTAATGTGGAAACATTCTGCAGGAAGTTAACTCTATCTGCAATCACTAATACTTTATGCCCTTTTCTAGCCTGTACTAGAGCCATACTCGCTATTAGATCTTGGTACTCTTTGTCACTTAGTAGATTAGTTACTCTATCTGCCCAGGTAGGGCCTGGTGGTAACTTTATATGTGTCTTTAATAACTTAACGGTAGGATTAACCGTATTATTTTGAGGAGGCTTAAATATCTTATCTCCGAAGTAGTCTCGGAATAGGATATGTTTGCCATCCTTACGGGTCATAGTACCAGATAAAGCAATCCTATACCTAGCATGGCACTCATTAATAAGATTAGTAAAAGTAGTCGCAGGCGTGTGATGAGCTTCGTCCATAATGATAGTGCCGTACTCTTTAGCAATTCTATCGACTTGCTTAACAAGGGACTGAATATTTCCCACCACAATAGGACCACTAGAAGAATAATTGCCACCGCCAATAATACTAGGTTTAAATCCATAAAGTTTCTCCACTTCTTCTGCCCATTGATCCCTGAGCGCAGTAGTATGTGTTACTACTAGCGTTTTCATACCTAACTTATGGGCTATATGCAATGCTGTGAATGTCTTACCCCAACCGACTAGGGCATTAATAAAACAGGAACTATCTACTTCATCGTAGACTACTCTTTGCTCCGGAAATAAATCGAACTTGGGCGCAGGAAAATCTGCGAACTCCACAACTCTTTTATCTACTATTTCATATCCCTTGGGTATTAAATCCGTGCGACCTTGAGGGATGGAAATAATAGATGGTGTAACCATTCTATAGTTTCTAACTGTCTCTACTTGCGCGTACCTAGGGTCGGCTCTATTAGTTTCAATTCTGTAAGTTAGAGTGTCAAATAGTTCTTTTTTATTTGGTGGTAGATCCATGTATATTCTATTGGATATTACTGCTTTTGGCATTACACTCTTCCAATAATTTTTGTATTAATATCGCCTGCTCTTTAACTCTAGCTTTCAGAGATTTTATATTATCTAACTCTTCTTTACGCTCTAAGTAATCTTTGTACCTACGCTCTAGAAAAGGCTGTAAAGATATGACTTTTTGATAGTAGTCATATAGTTCTTTATAGTGATCTCTTTGTTGAGTAAGTTTCTTAATACGTTTTTCTAGCCTGCCTATACGAATATATGATTGACTTGGACGTATATTGGCTCGCAGTATTTCTTCATTATTCATTAAAATCCTCCGTCCATTTCAATAAACAGTCTGGACAGGTGTAATCATACCAGCCATTATTACGCATCTTACCATATTCGTCCTCATCCCATATTTTACGAATATTAGGGTTAAGATGTGGACAAGAACTCCTAATATCTGCTAGTTCTTCGTACAATTCCTTCTGTCTTTCTAGGTATATGGAATATCTTCTTTTAATTAATTTTCTTTTCTCTGCATTTTTAATTATACTATCTTGGACTTCTTCATCTAGTTTAAAAAATGCCTCTAGGAAGGCTTTTTCGTCTTTCATATTTTTCTCACCGTATCTTTTAGCTGTTCAGTATAGTATCCATATAGCACATGGGATTTTGGAGTTATTTGTAAGAATCCAGCATACTTTTGC